CTCGCTGATTAAGTATAATCTGCTATGGCATTTTTTGTCACAGTAATCCTTTGCCCATTTACAATCGCGATCTATTTCCTGAGTCTCATTGCCCGTGTTTTGGAGATTGTGAGGAGGACCGTGGATGGCTGTATTGAATCTGTTGTCAACGTCATATCGCTGTTGTGGTCTACCAAGAGTATTCTTGAAGGTCAAGCTGAGGTATGGATGGAGAACTACAGGGAGGGGTCATACAGTTTGGAGGAAGCACAGGAGGAATATACTACAAAGAAACGCACAGGCAAATTTGCAAATTACGTTGGCAAACGTGCGTATTTCCAGTTTGGTGTTAGGGCTCGCAATGGAGCTAACACTAAAGTGACAAGAAAGTGGATACGAAATTTCATTGATCAACATTATCCTTCGCTTCGAGTGCAAGACAAGATAAATGTCATTGACGAAGCGTTGTTCTTGTCGTTTATTCCCTCTGTCATGTACAATGATTGTGAAGAGTTGGCTTCCACCATTGTATATGAAGATGAGCTGCCAGAGGGCAGCTCGTCTTGCTAGGGATGCCCAGTGACTTTACCTGGTCAAGTCTGTTCTGAAACAGAGGCACCGTTTATTGAGCTTGACCAGATGGTGGTGGTGCCGAAGTCGTTGGGTATGGTGAAGGACCGATGGTTTGTACGAATAGCCGGCATTTCAGATGAGGTTGTCATCAAGCCGTTCAATCACACTATCTCTGCATTAAAAAGGGCCGTGACAGAAAGAGTGTTCTTCGTTAAGGAGAACGGGAAGTTTGTCCGGCCGCCAAAGCCTTTGAATTTTTCTGCCCGACTCGAAAGGGTCAGGTTCCTCCTAGTGCCTTTGTTGCCTAAGACCACCCCCTGGTCAACGAATGAGTTCGTTGATTCATGTAAGGGTGCTAAGAAGCGCAGGTACGAAGATGCGAGGGAGTCGCTACTGCAAAAGCCACTCTCTCGGGAAGATTCTAAGGTAGAGGTATTCGTTAAAAGAGAGAAGACGGATTTTACGTCAAAAGCTGATCCTGTCCCGCGTGTTATATCTCCGAGGTCGCCTCGGTATAACCTAATGATCGGGAAATACCTAAAGAAAATCGAACATAGGATATTCAAATCTATCAGGAAGCTTTTTGGTTCACACACAGTTATGAAAGGATTTAACGCTTACGTCTCCGCCAAAATATTGAGGCAGAAGTGGGAAAGGTTCTCCGAACCCGTGGCAATCGGGTTGGACGCATCGAGATTTGACCAACATGTTTCTGTGGATGCCCTTAAATGGGAGCACGAAATTTATTTGGAATGTTTCTACAACAGGAAACACAGAACCAAGTTGGCCAAGTTGCTGCAGTGTCAGTTGCACAATCATTGTACCGGATATGCCCCTGATGGGTTTATCAGGTATGATGTCGAGGGAACTCGTATGTCTGGGGATATGAACACATCCCTTGGCAATTGTGTACTCATGTGTTCGATGATTTATGCTTATGCCTTGGAGAAAAATATTAAATTGGAATTGGCAAATAATGGAGACGACTGTGTAGTGATCATGGAGAAATCTGACGAAGAAGCATTCGGTGCGGGGCTTTTTGATTGGTTTTACGAAATGGGATTTAACATGAAGATTGAGGAACCAGTGTATGATTTTGGCAAGATAGAGTTTTGTCAAACAATGCCGGTTTTTGATGGTAACAGGTGGTTGATGGTTAGGAAACCATCCGCCGTGTTGTCCAAGGACACTGTCATGTTAGAGCCATATCAAAGTAAGAAACAATTGGCCAACTGGATGTTTGCTGTAGGAATGGGGGGCTTGCGTTTGACGGGCGGGCTACCAGTCTTGCAGAATTTCTACCGTGCGTTTTTGAAGTATGGAAAGCCGAATCAGAAACCCAGGGAGTACAGCTCATGGTATCAGAGCCAGATGATGAAGAATATGGATAGGGACTTCGGGGCTGTTACACCCGAAGCCAGAGATTCTTTCTTCACATCGTTTGGAATTACCCCTGATGAACAAATTGAATTGGAGAACTATTTTGATTCTTGGACTTTTAAGTTTGAGAAGCTCGAATCCTGCCATGAGGATTTCGAGTTTCGTGACTTTCCATTGTGATTGATTCCAACACACCGTGTGCACGGTGTATAAATATGTGCATTGGGGTTGTATGGATTTAACGGACCAAAACGTTTCTATATGAGTAAATATTTACGTGCTAAACAAAATGCCGAACGACTGCACGGCTCCACCCTATTTAGGGTCCATACAATGTACAGTCTCTGTGTGAGTTGCAGGGATCCCATACACAACTCTTTATGTTTCTTGCGCCCGTTATCGCCGTCGCTGGATTATACGAATTAATTTCTGCCGTTTCTGCCACAGAAAAACATACTCAAACTGCAAACACAACTACAACTGCTCCTAAAAGAACTGTTGCATTATCTCCCTCTGGTACTATCATTGACCATAAGCCTACTAATAAGCCTACTAATGAGCCTGGAATGAATAGCACACCTTACACCGTACAAGAACCCGAAGAAGAAAGCAAAGAATTAGTCGTATTTTCCGAGAAAGCGAACAAGCAACAAGGACTTACAGTGTTTGGAACTAACCGTGAAGTTGGTCTTACTGAAACAGGAATCCGTACTGCCTGTGCTGCGCTTGCCGGTTTATTACCATTCACTACCTTCGGATACGCCGAATCTGCTTGTGAGGTTGCTGCCAACGAGTTGGCTAAGAAAGGAATAGAGCTTACTAAAGCCGTTGTATTCGACAAAGCGTCTTCTATTATCAACAAAATGAAGGGAAAGGTCAACAAAACTGAAATCAAAAAGGAGGTTATGCAAATTTTAAACAAGGCCTCGCGTTCTGGAACTGCTCAAAAATATTCCAGTAATAATACGCTTGGAGGCGGTGGAGGCAGCAAGGTCGCAGGACGCATTCACAATGCTCCTGTTGCTAAGGCTGTCAGCACAGTCAGAAATTCTAAACCACGTACACGTAGCACGCCTAACGGCGTCATTATTACCCATACAGAAATGGTGTCCACCATCGCCACTGGTTCGTTCACAAGTAACACCAGTGCTTATGCCTGTTCTGGGTTCCGCTTGAACCCCGGCATGCCGTCGGTTTTCCCCTGGCTTTCATCTGTTGCTGTAAACTATGAGAAGTACAGATTCCGTAGATTATCTTTTGTTGGCATGCCTCTGGTTGCCACTAATTATAGCGGACGGTATGGCATCGGTATGGATTACGATTCTACCGATGTTGTTCCCGCTACAAGACAGGAATTTTACGCTTTATCAGCACAAGCCGAGTCTATGCCTTGGGATCCCATCGCGTTAAATATTAAATGCGACAATCAATACCGGTTCACTGGTACTCACACCACTAATGATAGCAAGCTGATCGATATCGGACAAGTTATTGTCATGTCAGATGCCGTTTCTAACGGTGGCACTTTAACATCTCCGGTCGGCTTGTTTGATCTCATTGTTGAGTACGAAGTTGAATTAATACAGCCTCAACAGGCATTGTTCGCAACTACTGAATATATTGGCGGCGCCGCTTCTCTTGCTGTCGGTGACAAATTTGGCATCGGCACAAATACCATTTCTGTTTATGGGCCACAAATAGTGACCCGAGCACCCGTGGTGATATCTACTACAAATGTTACTGTTTACTTACCCTATGGCACCTACGCTTTAACTTACATGTTCAATTGGTCTGCCGGTGCAGCCACGGGCACAGCTACTGCTGGGTCTGGCACAGCCATTAAGGGCACTGTATTTGCAGGCACCGCCTACATTACAGCCATTATACATGTCAATGTCACTGCTTCTGAAGGTTCCGTTGCCTTGGGATGTGGAACAGTATCTTATGCCACAAACTTGTTGTTAATGTCTCTTGGAGTGACGCGCGTAACACCCACCTTTTACGCCGCTTTACCTTAGTTTGTTTTCTTTGTTTACTTTGGTTGATTGGATTGATTTATTTTCGTAGGTTGACCAGATTTCCTTAAACTGGCATGCTGGCCGTCATATTACGGCTATCACATGGCTTAGATGTAACCTTACAGCCACGCCCTGGGTTCCATAATTTGGGATCGCGACGTGGATGGGACTGATAAGGGTAGAGGTACGCCAATTGTGTAAAAATAGAGTTCCTTCGATGACTATAACCGTCCACACCGGTAGTGTGGTGTTGTCAACCGCAGTGGTTGGACCCTGTCACAGGGTAAGTGGCTTGTATGCTTGCCGAACAAGCGGGACTTGGCAGTCCATAAATCGCCCGTACAGCCAGCGTTAGGCAGGTGTTGCAGCACCCCTGGAATCCTAAATTTGCCATGGACCCAGGCTTTAAATACCATCTTTAAAGA